GATATTTTTTCACCTACTGTTGGAGTTCCTGTTACTGAAGAGAATTTTAAGGAGTATGTAGATGAGAACTGACTTCCGGTAAATACTGAAGTAGATCCTATTGAAGTTGGATTTTTTACAATTCCAACTTGAGCAAACTTAGTATCAATTGGGAAATCTTTAGTTGAATCATCAAATCTTGCATAGAGAAGAACTCTATCGGCACCTAATTCTTTGTATAGATCATATCCATGACCTCTTGAAGGTGGAATAATTGGAATTAATCTGGCAAATGTTCCACTTGAATTTGCGTTGATAGATCCCAAATCAACAACCCCATAACTATATCCCTCGCCACCAGATGAAACTGTAGTATTTGTGATCTTTCCATTTTGGACATCAACTACTACTTTTGCTCCACTACCATCACCTAAAATATTCAACTCTTGTCCAAGACCATTTGAGTAATTTGCGCCCAAATTATCAATATATACTGTTTTTATTTGATTTTGATTAATAGTTGAATCACCATTCTCTCTTACTGCTTGTATTTGAGAGTCTGTTGATGAACTCCAGTTTGAAGGAAGGGTGATATATTCAGTTGAATCAAATTTAATAATATCACTTGGAGAAACTGTGAATAGGTATTTCCAAATATATCCGTCTCCACTTTCACCAGCTCTTGATGGTTCAAGATCAGTAAAAGTTGGTTCATCTTGAGAAGCGTTTCCACTGGTATTGATACCAGAAGAACCATTATTAATACAAATATAAACTTTATATTCAGAGTTCATTACATAATAATTTGCATCATATAGTCTTGATGACTGTGTTACAGGAGAAGGATTCTCAACACTGTAGTCATGACGATACATTTCATATCTTGTTCCCCTCTGCCAGTCAATTCTCCTTACAACTCTTTTAACATTTGCAGAGGTTACCCTCTTGCCAAACAAGATTGTATCTGAGATATGACCCTCATATGAAATATTATCAGTTGGGTTTGGTACATTAGTATTCCAAGCAGTAGATCTGCCAAATCCAACTTGAGTGGGGTTTGGCAGACCTAGAAATATGTAATATGAGTTAGAATCGCTTTCAACAGACTCAACAAAATTATTAGTATTTAAGATTCTAAATTGATCTGTAACAATTGCAGTCATATTATTAGCTTTTTCCTATATTTATACTATAGTGTTGATGTCTTTCTAATAGAACCAGTATCTCTTAATCCAAATCCACGTCTTTGAATATTCGGGAACGTTGATAATCCAGAATCTACAGTCAAACCAGAGATACCAATTGCAACTGGGTTGGAAGATCTAGTTAAACCAGATATCTGACCCCAAGAATATCTACCTACTGGCGAGCTAGATGTTCCTGTAACGGCAATTCCAATAACATTGCTATTTGAATCAATATTTGTTGTAAATTCTGCGTTAGTTCCAGAAGTTGTTAAAGTATGAACAATGTAAATATTATCCACATAATTTGTACCTATTCCTAGTGATTCGCTATCTAAAGAATATACAGAAGTTAAACCAGTACCAACGCTAGTATCTTTAATATAAATTGGATTATTGATGTTCAGATTTGGGAAAGCACTTGGACCCTGAATAAAGAACTTAAGTGCAAGAGGATGACCAGATGTTCCAGTTGTTGTCGTAATTCCAGTTATAATACCAGAGAATCCTTGAACTGTGGATACATCTTGAACTGTTTCAATTTTTACATCTGGATAGGAAACAATGACCTGGGGTGGAGTTGTATATCCAAATCCAGGATTTACTACAGAAACTGAAGAAACTATACCACCAGAAATACTAATAGATGCAGTTGCTGTAGTTCCAACTCCAACTCCAATCGCTTTTGGTGCAGATATCTTAATTGTTGGAGTTGAAGTATATCCATAACCAGCATTGGTTATTGTCAAAGTAGAAATTGTTCCGCCAGCAGAAACTGTCGCAGTAACTCCAGCAGAGACTGGATCTAAACCTTGTGAAATTACAGCATCAAATGTATTAATGGTTATTCCATAATTATTTTCTTCGTAGTTGAAGAACTGTGCGTCATCAACGAAAATGTCAGTATCTCCAACTTTTACATCTTTAATGATTTTTGCTGTTGGATAAATTTGAGATTCAATAGAATCTCTTGATTTGGAAACATAATCTCCATTGATCAATCTGTCCGACTTTTGCTTAATCCAAGTAATTGGTTTGTAATATACCTCATCTATACCTTGACCTGTATAAACATTGGTCTGGATTTTGTCTGATCCAGCAATAACCTCAATAACTCTCTTTTCTTGAGCATATGTATCAATATGAAGATTATTTCTTTGAACCTCAACAAAATCACCAGGTTTGATTGTTTCATTAACATTAACTATTAGAGAATCGTCTCCTTTTGTTCCTCTATAGAAGAATATTGCCACATTATCTTCAGATCTTGGGGCATCTGAGAAGACAAAAGATGTTCCTCCTTCAAATTGATATGCTACATTTGGTTGTTGAATAACACCATTTACAAATATCAATAGAACTGAATTAAGGTCAATATTTACTGAAGTTGTATCTGCAGGATCCTTTTCAAAACTTAGAAGTTGTCCGTTATAATATAGTGGGAATCTCTTTCTGCTTCCATTTTGCAAATTCTTAATTGAATCAATGAAATCAAGTTCTCCAAATTGCCAAGAAGAGAAAGAATCATTGAACACATCAAGAACTGTAAGTTCAAAGTCTTCTAGTGGTGAAGATAATCCTCTTGCTGTAACAAGACCAACTGGTTTAAATCTATCACCTTTCTTGAATCCGTATCCAGGTCTAGAAATCTTAAATGAAGTTACTTCAAACAATGTAGATCCAATTCCAGTTGTTGAAATCGCCCCAACATCTAGAGTTACTAAAAGATTTCTTCCAGTTTCAGTTGTTGAACCTATACCTTCTCTTGAAATTCCGATTACTGATAGATTTTCATAGGAAGGTTCTGGTATTCTAATGTATGGATTTACATATCCAGATCCAGGAGAAGTTACTAAGAAACTTAAAGTACCTCCAGCACCAACTACTGCTGATATGCTTGCTTCAGAACCAGTGTGGTTAGGATCAGTAATTCCAATTGAAACATTTCCATAATAACCAGAACCATAGATATCGGTGCTTCCAATACCAACAGATACAATTCCACCAGAACCATCTAGAACAGCAGTTACAGAGGCACCTACTAGTGGAGCAAAACCTGCACCAGGTGTTGATCCAAGAGAAACTATGACTCCACCTCTAGGAAGTTGGTTCTGATTAACGTCTTGTTCTGAAATAATAATTTGACCATTAGTTGAAGTTATTCCTGTGAAAGTTACACTGGAAATTCCACTAGATCCGCCAAGTTCATAGTTATTACCAGCGTTATTATCTGTTGTTGGAGTTTGGAATATGTCGTTAATAAAGACAACTCCACTTCCAGTTTGAACACCTGTTGTGTTTATACCTTGAACGGTCAAGGTGAAGGTTTGACCAATACCAGTAAATTGATCGGAAATATCATCATATATTGTGTTGGTCGTATAGTCATTTCTAAGATATACACGACCATTGAAGGTAGTCTTTGGATATAAGTTATTTGATTGATCTCTAAATTGTCTTGGATTTCCTTTTGGTGCTTCTGTGAAGTAAATCTTACTTCCAGAAATATTATAAGCACCCCTATAAAGTTGTGCTACAGATCCATCTGCATGGGAAGTTGCAGAACTACCAACAAATCCACGTTGAACTTGAAGTACATTAAAAGTACCAATTCCAGTTATTGGACCAGAACTATTTGTTCCAATTCCAACATCGATGATTCCCATGTATTCTTCATCAACTTTAATAATATCTCTAGGTTTGATTGTCGAAATTCCAGATATTGAGAAGAATGATGTTCCAGCACTGACTTGACCAGAATTATTTTCTAAAGTATATGAAATAGGAACAAAAGTTATCGGTTTTTGAACAACTCCATTTAGAGAGATCATTGTCTTTTCAAGTTTTTTCGCCATCTCAAGAGTATGAGAGTTGCCAGCCCCATATGATGTAAATGTAACATAAATTCCAGCAATGGCGTATTCTCTCTTAGTTGCTAACTTAAATTGATCATTATTAATCTTAATAGCATAAACCTTTGGAGGAAGAACACTTGTAACAATACCTGCATAATTTTCTGTTGCACCAATTCCAACTCCAGTTGATCCAGCACCGACAAAAGATGAACCTGGTTCATAGTACAACTCTTCACCAGTGCTAAAGAAGTGATCAACTACACTAAACAAACCAGTTTCTAGATTTAATTTTGTCGAATTTGAAGGATTAAAAGTCTTAGAATAAATTGGATTTCCTTTGTAGGAAATATTAAAGTCCAATCTATTTGCTCTAGTTCCATTTACAGAATCATATGAAGAAAGTGCAAGTAAATCAGTAGCAGTTCCGTAATCAAGATTTACTGGAGTATTGATATAATCATTTTCAAAGTAAATTAATTGATTAAAACTTTGAACCTGAATATTTGATGTAATGTTAGGATCTGGATAGAATTTTAATAGACCATTTGATCCAGTAATTTCTCCACCAAAGGTTCCAATACCAGAAGTACTTCCTATTGATAGGAAAGGATACTGTGTTGTATATACATCAGTTCCATCTTGAGTCATCAAAACCTGATGTAGAGCACTGGTTTGACCATATGAAACTCTCACATAAGATTTGACGGAAGAGATCAAACTGGTATTAATTCCAATAACTGTTGTTTCTCCAGATGCTGAAGTATAGTTTGATTCAAAAATAGCACTCTTTTCAGATCCTTCTGGTTGTGCTGGTGCTAAGAATCTATAAGTACCAATACCAGTTGCTGTTGTACCAAAACCAACAATACTTGAACGAACAAATACGTTTGAATTTTGATCATTGAAGTAATTTAATGAAAGAACTCCAGAACTAATTGATGGTTGGAATTGTCCAATATAACTTGTGGATACTCCCTGAATATCCGTTGTATCAAAGAATAGATCTGATACGTAAGTGTTTGTTCCATCATGATCTAAGAACAATTCAATATAACTCATCTCCTTACTAGCAGAATCAGTTACCTGAACACTTGCATACAATCCATCAATATTTGAGGTTTCAAATGCTAAAATTGTTTCAGTAGTTCCAGCAGAAACGTTCTTATTTGAACCAGTCAGATTTATAAATCCAATTGATTGTGTTCCAATTCCATTGATATTTGAGTTGAATCTATTTTTAAGAACCTTGATATCATAATCAGTATTATATGGATCTGAAGGTATAAATCTCAGTGTTTGTGAAGAAGTATCACTATTTCCAACAATTTCACCAAGTTCTTCATTTGCGTTTGATAGAGATCCTTTTTCTAGAACATAGACATTGCTTGAATTCTTAAGAAGAACAACTTCTTTTAATTCTCTGTCTAGATTGTTTGGATTTATTACTTGAATAAGGTATCTTGAATAGTCATCTTCTAAGAATTCAATTTCAGTATATAAATCTTGATTTGAGTCTCTATTGGAGAATCTTGGACTTATATCGTCCATTGACAAAACTCTGTTGGTTACACACTTAATATAATCTGAGAGTTTTTTGTTCTTAAATTTCAAGAATTTAGATCTTAAAGGATTTGAAGCAGTATCTACATCAAGAGTCATTCCAAAGCTATTGATCGAATCTACACGCTTATCGTCAGATATATCAAGAACAATAATATCGTTTGTCGTAGAACCATAAGAAACTCTAGTATCAGACTTTGAATTTATCTGCGTATCAGCAAAATTCTTCAGACCAGAGGTGTGAAGTAGTCTATTTACTGGATTTACTAAATCTTCATATCCAATCGTACTTCTAACAGAATATGCAAGATTTTGATAATAATCATTATCTGAAGTTACTTGGTAGGATTCATTTAGTTTTCCTACATCAGTTGTCCAACCATATTCTTGTCTTGTTGCATAGTCAATATTAAATATTCCTTTGTTTTCAAGTATGCCACTTATAGTTGCTATAACACCAGATTTCTCACCCTTTAAAACTTCTCCAACTTCTGGTTGATATGTTCCAGAAATTTTAATATAGTTTCTGTCACTTTCGGTAACATAAAGATCTCTTTCGAAGAAACCAGTTCCACTATCGGTTATTAGTTTCTCTGGAGTATTGAATAAAGCAAATTCTTGTGTAACTTCAAACGAAGGATAATTTTTTCTTGAAATAATTGAAGCATATCCACCTTGATTTGTTTTTGCTAATCCAGCGTTTGTTGTTAGTCCAGCAACACTAAACTCCAGTACAGCTGGATTTGTGTTTATGTAAGATGATACTTTGAAGAATCTATATCCATAATCCGAAGAGTTAAATCCACTTCCATCATTACTATCCTTTTCAATACCCTCAACGAATATATCATCGCCAACTGAGAAAGCACTAGTGCTAAATCCTAAAATTGGTGTTGATAATACACAAGTAACGATACCTGTTGGAGAGGATGTAATAGAACTAATTGAAACTCCATTTGTATTATCAATTGCAATAATATTTTGCTGTTTTGAATTTAAACCATATGGTTGGGATACAACTTCAACTGAAGAAATTGAACTAGAAGATAGTTTGCAAGACAGTGAGTCGGAATTAACAACTCTTCCAGTAGATGAATCTACAATAATTAAGTTTGGTGGAGAAGTGTAATTTTTACCGCCATCAATAACATCAATATCAGTGATAGTTGTAGAATTTGTTATTGAAATGATTGGAGAAACAAATGCTTCAGGTTTTAGTGTCTTGTCAGAAGAATACTCAAATCCAGCATTAAGTATTCTAGTCTTATTAATTTTTCCAATTGTATTTGACTTTGGTTCAAGTAAAGCATTTCTTCCGCCACCAGTTGAGAATCCAACAAATTTTGGAAGAATCTTATAGTTGTATCCACCAAATATCTTCTTGATTTTTTTGATTCCACCAGATGTAGTGGTAGATGTTGTTGAGTACTGTAAAGTATCATACTGAGATGGATATAAGAGAGTGCTTTCTGGAGTTCTGTTTAATGCTATTTGGAAAGATGTTACTCCCACTCCACTAATGCTGTATGTTCCCTCATATGCACTATCAACAAAAGATATTTCTGAATGATTTTTAACTTCTTTATCAGATGTACTGATATACCCAGAAGACTGAAGGGCATAATAAACTTTTGAGGGCAATCCGTCACCATATCTTAAAGTGAATGTTGCGTTTGGATTTGTTGATACACCGACAGTACCAAATCCAACAACGTTAAATGTAGAAGTATTTCCAACACTGATAAATTCACTATTAAAATCTTGGTCGAAGAATAACTTCATTTCTTTTCCGACCAATGAAGAATCGGAAACATCAAATGTTAAATGAGAACCTCTTACCGTAGAAATTCTTGGATTAATTTGACTAATAGTATGCTCAGATCCACCAATTCCAGTAATTGATACTGTTACTGGATACTTGGAAGTTGTATCATAATAAGTTTCGGTGAGTTTAATTGTGCTATTATCAATCTTATAGACAAAATATGAACCAGTGGTTAAACCAGATGCAATTGTATCTGTAGAATTATAGAATACTTTATCGCCAGTTTTCAAATATGTTGCATCTAAAGTAATTTGTGAAGATGCGGTATTAATTCCTGCTGATGTGAATCCAATTGGATTTATCAGTAACTTATCATATTGCTGATTATACTTCACTCTAACTGAGGAAGAATTTCCAATACCTGCAGGTTGATTTGGTTTTACACTTAAAGATATAATATCTCCAGTTCTTAATCCATGGGAAGTGGATACAGATACTGTTGATTTAATTTTTTCAACACGACCAGTTACTTGATCGATAACATCTTCAATGTAGTATTCAAAGTTATCGGATCCATTATTGTTGAAATATAATCCACCAGTGTTAGTTGTTAGTCCAACTACGGTTGTTAATCCAATATAATCTCTAGATTTATTAATGATATAGACTGTTTGACTATCACCACTAGGAAGATTAAATGTTGATCCACTAGGAGAATTGCCAGATACTAGAGAAGTTGTTCCAGATTTTTTAACAAATACTGCTCTCTGACCAGTCTTAAATGGATGGTTTGGTAGATAGATACTTTGTGTTGGTACAGATACATTTTTGGAAGTTTGACCAACTGTGTATGTTACCTGTGAAGAACCGCCAGTCGTTGTTCCAACACCAACGCTTTGATTTGGATTGAAATAAACTCTAGAATTAAATTGTGAATCAAAATATTCCGTCTTAAGTGGTATTTCAAACTTATTTGGAATAATATTTACAGGTGTAGTTGAAGTATGGGCAGTTCCAGTATCAGATCTTCTGACACGCAGAATAGAACCTTCTGGATAAATGTTAAGAACCTTTAGTACTTCATTGCCAATTGTTATTGTACTTCCTACAGATACTGTACCAGGTATATTTGATACGTAAATATCTTCTACTGTGCCTGGAGAAACTACAGCACTGATGTCTTTAAAGAGTTTTACAGATTCTGTAGATACTCCAATCTTGTGAGTGCCAGTAAGTCTTAAGACACTGGTAGATAGACCAGATACTGTTAGATATTCATTATTTGATAAAGTATTAGAAGAACTAATATAAAATTCAACTGTGTTCTTGTCTTTCCAAACAAATACTGAATTATCATGTGTTTCAACCTCTGTTGAAATACTTTCAATTGGTTTTCCGTATATCTCAGAAACCTCTACACTTAAACCGCTGCCATTTGTTCCAGTATTATCAAATACTGCATTTTCCCCAATTCTGTAACCATCACCAGATTCTAATATACTAACAGAATCTACAGAACCCTTTGATATTGATTCAATTAAAGTCTGCTGGTTTATAATTTCATTAGACTCGATTAAGAAATCATTATCTGCATATAGATCACCAACCTTATATGGGAAAGTATTTCTTATTAAATTGGAATCATTGAAGTTGAAAGATTGATCAAGAATGAAGTTATCTTCATCTGGTTTTGATCTATAAGTATTTCCAATAAAATATGGATAGTCTGGTCTTAGTGTATTGGTTGCAGTATCTGTAGCAATACCTACAAAGTATGCATAAGTTCCATTTGGAAATTCTGGTGTTTTGCAGAATCTTCCATTATGAACATCTAAATCTCCAGAATCATTAAATCTGTAATCATCTACAAAAAATCCAGAAGCAAATGATGGTGGTCTGTTAGTAACTGAAGATGTGTCAAGAACATATCCAGTTTGAAGTAGTCTAACTGAAGAAGAAATGCTCTCTGGATTTGAATATCCATATGGACCATAGATTGGATTTCCATCATATGCCCATCCAATAATTGGTGAGTGTGATGATCCATTATCACCAAATACCTGTGCTCCAATATTTGCCGAATACCCAACCATGGTATATTGCAAATTATTCTCAGCATCAATTATATTTTCGTCAAAATATCTACTTTGAGAATTTAGTGTTAATGATCTGATAGACGAATCTAAAATTGCTCCAGATCCAGAAGAAACTACATTGATAGTTGTAGTATCCTGAACATAGTTTGTTCCACCAAATATAACAACGACTTCAACTAGTTTTTGTCCAGATATTACAGGTCTAAGAATTGCTCCAGTTCCTTCGCCAATAATTCTTAAATCTGGTACTGAATAATATTCGGAACCACCAGACAGTACTTGAACTTTGATTATTTTTCCGTCTTTAACGATAGGAGCTACTTCAGCATTCTTACCGTTTTTGATCCTTATAATTGGTTTTTTGGATAGATTGATAATTTCAGATCCATATCCAGTTCCAGGTTCATAAAGATAAGCATCTACAATCTTACCTTTAACAACTGGAGTTGCTACAATATTTCCAACAATGCTGCTTCCATAGGAAACATTAACAGTTATTTGAATATCTGGATACTTAAAGATGTGATAACCAGAACCAATTGAAGAAAGTTTTACATTATTTCTTCTTGTATAATTTAATTTAACAGACGCATCAGCAAGTTCAAAGGAAGAATCATCAACTTTTAAAATATAATAAGTTGAAGTTGTGGATAATCCAGATATTGCTGCCCCTGTAGTTTGATATTCAACAATATCTCCATCATTGAAGTTATGATTATCAAATACAATGCAGTCTCTTTCAAGAGATACATTACTTGGTTTTACATATAACTTTCTATTTTGATATCCTGAACCTGGATTTAAAACTCTAATATCCTTAAGTGTATTCTTTGCAATTGTTTTGAATTTGTGAATACCATTCAGATTCTCTGTTGTAAATCCAACAGTATTAATACCCGCATAATAATCATTGTATGTTCCGTATAATTTTACAGTGCTTGTATTTACAATCTGAACATAATATTCAGATCCATTGACCAAGGTTTTATTTTGAACTCTATTAAAGATATTATCGGGTGGTCCAAAAGTTCCAATTCCTACACTTGCATTTCCGTTATTACTGTAGATAACGGTTTGACCATTTGTAAAGTTATGATCTGTTTCGAAAGTAATAGTTTCATCTGAGATGTCAATTCCACCACCATTAAATGTCTGACGAGCATCAAAATTAACTTCTCTAAATCTTTGTATTATAACAGGTTTAAATATTGCTCCAGATCCATTTCCACCAGTCATACTAACGGAAATAACTTTATCAATATCAAAATCTTGAGGATCTACAAAAACTTTTGATACTTCTCCACTTACTACTGGATTGATAAGTGCTGTTGTTCCAGAGTTTGGTGGGGTAACCTCAATCTTAGGTGGATTGATTACATCATACCCACTTCCACCGTTAAATACACTAATTTTATCTAATGGTCCATAGTAAATCTTATCTGCAGATTTTGGACTTACTACTTCAACGCCATTTATTAGAATTCCGACAGGACCAGATTTTGTTTCTTGTACGGATCCTGTAAAATAATTTCTATCAAGTGGAAATCTTCTAAGTAATTTTTGAGGACTAATAACAAGATCTTTATGCTCAAAAAGAACAAACTTATGGAATCCAGTTCCAGAAGAGAGATCACCAAATTGAAGATACTCAGAACTTCCGATAAAAGATCTAGAACTATACAACCTTATTTGGTTATTAAGAGAAAGAACCTCAACATAATAGGTATTGCCAGCAATTAAACCTGGCATACTGGTTGTCTCTGGGAAATATACTACCTTATCTCCTGTGATAAAAGGAACGGCAGAAGAAAAAGATATAATCGAATATCTAAGAGTTATCGAATTCAAACCCTGTAAGCGAGATCCATTTGCTTCAGATATTGATGCCTCGATAATATTTTCACTAATGTCATATGACGGTAAAGAATTAGATGCTACATATGCATATTTTTCATCAGTATAGACATTCTGAATATTTGAAAATACAACATTATTTCCGTACTCTAACGATGCTCCAGTACTTGTTGCCTTTTCAAGATTTCTTCTGAGATCATAGTCAAGTGAAACTGAGGGAACGAAAGATCCTGTACCACTCAGTATGATCTGCTTGTTTGCAGAATTTATATTAGTTACTATTGCGTTTGAAACTACAGAATTCTGAGTTCCTCTAGCAAGAATATCAACACTATCACCAACTTTTAAACTTGACTTATCAATTTCACTTAAAAGAGTAAATGTTGATCCAGAAATATTTGAAATTTGATATCTAGAACTTGTATTGTAGATCCAAGAATTTGCAAAGATTTCTTTAAAGGTTTTATCGCTAAAAGGATTTTTAATTTTTTCACCAAGGTGCTTTACGCCAATGGTCTGCCCTTCACTTGCAAGATTAATATCTCCTACAGGAACAAACTCCGATAGAGCTCCTGTAATTCTTATCTCTACACGCTTTGTAGTATCACCATCTTCATATCCATAAGCAATATCATCTGACCGAATCAATGAAGAAGTTGTAATTGTGGTCGTTACACCAGTACATCCAAAGAACTGGTTAATACTCTTACTGGAATAAGTAATTTTATTAGATCCTGAAACTAATATTCCAGAATCTGGGAATCCAATTGTAGAATCAACTGTTATTATAGAAGATCCTACAGGAACACTACCAATTACCCTTGTAGCACCAGTAATTGAAAAAGTTCCCTCTGTGAGATCATTTTCATTATACCCAATGAAAAGTGAAATCTTATAATATGTTTTTCCGTTTCTTGAAAGAATTTCAACTTCAGATACAGATCCTTGTGTCTTTTCATCGAGAACTTTCTTGATTGTTTGACCAACAAGACTTAAAGGATTTCCAGAAATTCTTTCAGCAATAATGACTTCTCTTCTTGAAAAATTTGAATAAGAAGGTTTAGTTAAGAAATTCTCAAGATCGACTACTTTTACGTCTTCGTTATAAAGTACTTTAAACAGAATTTTGAAAGACTCTTCCGTTCCTTTAGTCTGATATAGACTTCTAGCATTCTTAATAAAATTGCTTACATCAAGATCTTGAGTAAAACTTACCTTTTCAAGTCCTGGTGCAAAAGTATATTTAATTTTATTAAAGAACTCTTGTAAGAACAGAGAACTTAGGTTCTTTACACTGGCATTTGCAGTGTGTGAGGCAGCAGAAGAAGTGCTGAATACAAGTTCTTCTGGATTGTTTGTATTTTGAAGATTCGTAATTCCGCTAAATCCACGAATACATCCAGTAAAACTGTTCGCTGTTA